AGCTATGGAGATTGTCTCTGACGTTATATTAAAAATAAGATAGGGTTTAGGTACTCTTTTCTTTTTTCCCCCGCATAGGCGGCTCGGGAACTCTCATCCAATACAACGGTCTAATACCAAGCGAAGATAAAAAACTCATGGTTATTTGTTTATCAGTATCGGGTGACAACAATTCCATGATAGGTGCGTCAGCTGTACCTCTTGCAAACAATAAACAAAATTCCTCATTCGGCAAGGGCTCTTCTTTTATATCGATCCATTTCTCCTTGGATCTATGTATATAAACTAAATCACCCATTAGTGAAGAGTCCTCGTGCTGGGCTGGTCGTCTTCTAGATAGACATAGTCAGTCAATTCACCAACAACCGTAATACCTTTCAATTCAGCAATAGATTCAGCCTGCTCAAAGTCCCGTGCAATGATGTTGGGACCAGCATAGCTCTTGCCGTCATGCTCAAATTCAGTAGCAAATATTTTCACGATGCAAAATCCTTGGTTGCAGTCTTGGCTTCCTCGAAGTTATCCCCAAGTTTTCTCCAAAGCTTTTCCTCATACTCACGATAAACCCATCCGGTAACCTTGCCAGTTTTTCTACCCATAGGATTTCTTGGGATCCATTTAACAACTGGGTCTGACATTCCAGCACCCCTCAGTTCTTCAATTAATATATTTTTTTTGCTCACCCTGCCCTCCATAATAATCTTTGTAGTAGTCCTCAAAAATTAATCTAAACTCTTCTAATGTTGGCACATCAATTTTGTTTTTTTTTAAAAGTATTTTGTGATTGTGATAAGCATCTCTGAGTTGCTTCTCAGTGTATAGGATCATTTTTTTGGTGGAGACTTTTTGCTTTTTCCCTTTCCAGCCCATAGAACTTTTCTTGCCCAGTGGTTTGCCGAGAATTTATCGTCCTTGGTAAGCCCGCCACTTTTGTTTCTAATTCCAGCAGATCGTGCAAGATAGGACTTCCTAGCCTCAGAACTATAATTATGACCATAACCCTTGTGTCCAAAATTCACTACCTTAATCTTGTCGCCCTTCTTTGCAAGGACAGTTTGTTTGTAATTGCCGGAACCGCGGTACTGCATTGGCTTATTAAATCCGGGATACTTCTTACCCCTGTACTCTACTCCACCCGAGACTCTCTTTGCGTCTTTTACTGTAGCCATTATTTTCTTTTCCTAGCTTTAACCTTAGCTTTATTACTTAGATCTCCAAAATGAAACAAGGGCTTGCTTGTTTTGGTGTGGTTTTTGTTTGTATGCAACTTACCATTTGGCATTTTATGATAAGAGCCTTTCCAAACCGTACCGTCTTTTAAATAATGATTAACGCCAGCAGCCATTATTTTCTCCTTGCTTTAACTTTCTTCCAAAGATCTGCGTCAGCTTTTCTTGCCCCGCCTTTGCCCGATGCAAAAGATCTAGCTCTTGCAACGCCCCAAGATGTTGGGGTCTGTCCGGGTCTAGATCCGCTAGAATAAAAAGCACCCCTGCCTCTTCTTACAACCTGTTTTAAAATACCAACGGGTACGTTGTATTTTTTTGACATGTTCTTAAGAGTTGTATCGGTACTACTTTTTCTTTTTGCTGCCATCTTTTGCCCTTGATTTAGCTAAGCGGTTCATTGAGGATCTAGATAAGCTTCCTGATTTATACTGCCTTTTAGCTTTAAGTATTTCTCTCTCTCGCTGTTTTCTTTTTTCCCCAGTTAAACCGGCTAAGTATTTAAGTGGAACGCCACTCTTGGTCTTGCGAACCTTAGAGAATTTTCTCTTTGTGGTCTTCTTTACCATTTATTTCCAAAATAATAATTTATTCCACCAAGTTGGCTTGTGTTTTCTAATAATGTAACCAGCTGCTACAGCCAATAATATTAATGCTAACCATTCCATAGTTCACTCCGTTAGTTTTTTTTTATACTCTTTTCTTGCTGCGTTTAATATTGTTTTGTTTTGTACAATCAAACACGGCACTGGGGTTGAGTATTTACCCTCATATGGATATGAATAAAAAAATTCTAGATCTTGATAAACACTCTCCAAATAATCTACAAGGTTTTTTAATAAACCTAGTGATACTTTATTATCACCTATAAAAAGCAATGCATCAAATTTATATGCATAGTTAATCCACGTGGGCTCGTTAAGTAAATTAAAAAAAGGAACAAGTTTTACCCTGCTCCTTTCAAAGGACTCAATGCTATGCGGACATACTGTCTTTATAGAATTGAAGTAGTCAGTCCAATCAACCTCTTGATTTTTTCTTTCCACCTTTCTTTTTCTTTTTTCCTTTTCCTCTCATTCCCGGCATTTAGATCACCTCGCTTTTTTAAATATAGTTATCACTCTATGCTTAACCATGTCCTTCATTGAGTTCTCGGGCAGCTCTTCCCAAGCCTTCTGTCTTTCCTCCCGGGATGGCAGGTTAGCAATAGTCTCGGGCAAGGACATCTGCATAGACAAAAGATAACATAACTGTTGAAAACCTAAAGTAAGGTCAGACATATAGTTAATTCTTTCGTTATGTGTTTTAAGTTTGCCAATTGCATTAGCGTATCCAGCAACATCAATGTGCCCCATATCATTTCTATGTTTCATAACTCTTAATAAGTCTTGCTGTATACCACTGAGATTTTTTAAGGTCCTCTTCTAGGTTTTTGTTTTCGTATCTCCAAACATATTTTAATATGTTTCCTTTACAGTATCCCCTAAAGGCTTCTTTTGTCATACTGGCTTCGATTGCATCGATGCACTCTATGTCTCCGGTGCGATAATGATTCGGGTTTATATTATCTTTTTCGTCTTCTCTCATAAATAAATACATTGTTAAAGTGGGTGGTTGTCATCGTCGGTGACAATTAAATAAATTACTGTTAGACCTACTAGCACAATCATGAAATCTAAAATTATTTCAATCATTAATGTTCTCCTTGGTTTTTTTTAAATAAACCTCAACAAAACTTTCACAACTGGGACAGCTTAAATTTGTAACCATAGAATAGTTCTCATTCTCTTCATCAATATCATGGTCTCCGCCCCAAATTAATTCAGAATTACAGTGCCAACATTTCATAAACGCTCCTTGGTTTTGGTTAATAAACTTTGTTGTGTCCCATATCTTTTTTCAAACTCATGAAGGTATGGGTGGCGGGAGACGTACATATCATTGTTTACTCCCTCCCTGTGATGTCTAAAACATAAAGGTATTGTGTTTAAGTGTGCTCCGGGTTTTGTTTTGCCATCAATGTGGTGCACCTCGGCTGGGCTGTAAGTATCAAATTGGTCCCAGCAAACTATGCATCCTAAGTTTGCAATTGCATCCATCCAGTCTCTCTCCTCTTTGTTTGGTGCCTTACCTTTAAGCACCATACCTAGATCTCTCCATTCTTAGGTTAGCCATCTTGGTACGCCATTCCTCAAACTGCATGTCAACCGCAGCCTTCTCTGTCTGCAATGCATCAAGACTAGCCTTGGCTGTTGCCACTCCCATAGATGCTGTGTAGTAATCCTCTGATGCTTCGGCTTTAGATTTTTGTGCGTTGTAACTTCTTTCCCCGTCGTCCTTGGCTATGCATAACTGAATCCAAAAAACTTTTTTAAGATTAGCTTCTGCTTTGAGTACGTTGATTCTTGTTTCTTGAATCTTAGGAATGATATCCCTAAGCATTTGATGAAAGTTTTCTTCTTGATTCATATTTGCTCGTATAGGTCTTTAACTTTATTGCTGCCCCCAAATATCTCATCTAGCGTAGAAGAGAACTTTGAGATCTCGCCTTGGAATGATAAACCAAAGGTGCCAATATCTCCTAGTCTATTTTTCCTAAATATAATTTCTGATGATGTATCGCTGGGGTTGTCCGTGTAGTAACCATCCCGATAAAGCATGGCTACCATGTCTGCGTCTTGCTCAATGGAGCCCGAGTCTCTTAGATCCGAAAGGACCGGACGTTTATCGGTTCTACCCTCAACACCACGGTTTAATTGAGACAAAGCAATTATTGGGCACGAAACTTGTTTCGCCAGCCCCTTCAGAAGATTGGAAATGTATGTCATAGATGCGGCTCTTGAGTCGCTATTGGTTGGAGCCTTGGAAGATGTCATAAGAAGTTGCAAATAATCTACCACTATAAGATCTATTTTTTTAGATACAGCCAGCGAGTTGGTTTTGTTAATCAATGTTTCAATGGTTACTGGTGCGTTGTCAAAAAGATAAAGGCTGGTTTCGTTAATCATCTGCATCGCATCAACAAACTTTTTAGTTTGATTTTGATCCATGTTATTTTTTAAAACATTATCCATAGGAACCTCTGAGATTGAGCTTATTATTTTTTTAAGCAGCTGCTCGTTAGTCATCTCTAAACTAAAGACAAGCACGTTCTTGCCAGCCAGTGCGTTGTTGGTTGCAACATTCATTGCGAAAGTGGTTTTACCCATTGCAGGTCTTCCAGCTACAACAATGAGATCCCCGGGTTTAAATCCATGGATCTTGTCATCTACGTTGGTGAACCCTGTCTTGATTGTTGTTTTACTTTCCCCCGATTGAGACAGCTCATCCATGATATTGACAGATATATCTTTGGCTAACTTGGGGATACCAAAGTTTTTTGTAATCTTGTTTTCCATAAGCTTGGCATTCACTCGATCTATCTTCTCTTCAATGCTTCCGTCTTCATGCACAATCTTTGGTATCTCGTCTCCAAGATTATTTAATTTTCTATGTGCTGATTTAACCAACAATAGAGTAAGCCAGTGGCTAAAAGAAGCTGATGATATAAAACCAAGAACCTCTTCTTTAATTTCTTGTGCCTGCATTTCATTGTCCATGGCAGAAGATATGCTTACATAATCATTTACATTGTTTGTAAACATAATGCTAAAAGCTTTGTTAAATGCTGGGTGGACAAAGTCATCGGGTGCTATACCTTTTTCTTGTGCTGTTTCAAAGCACCACCTTTCCATAATCATGGCAGCTATGATGTTGCCTTCTAGTTCTTTATCAAAAATTTTCTTATCCATGTTTCCTCTCTATGATTGAATTAAATTGTGTTGGTGATAACAAGGTCCTGCAATCGGGCTTGTTTTTTAGAAGACCGTCTAGCCTATTTCTGTAATACTTCGAGCTGTTTGCTATTTCAAAATAAGATTCCCAAAATTCTTCTGTTGTTAGATCTAATTTTTTCCCCGTCTTGGGCGAGACTAATCCTTTCCTTGCTAATTGCTTTAATTCATTCCACCTGTTTCTAATAAGATATGAGTTAGCAGAATGTGTAAAATATTTTTTATCGCACTTAGATTTATATATCTCATAAATTTTCTCGTAATCTAATATATATACTTGTTTAGTTTTATCTTTAGTATTGTGTACTTTTGGAGTACCCCCCTGTACTTCTGAAGTACCCCCTTGATTAACATGTAGTTTATAAAGATTTGAGAAGTTATCCCGGTTCTCCCAATCAATGTAGCCTTGGTCCCTGAGAATATTTAAATTTGATATGACAGCATTTCTACTAAGGCAACTTATTTTCATAATTCTGCCGTGTGATGGATATGATTGACCAAACTCATCTGAGTAATTTGCAAGTATGAATAAAATTAATTTTTGTGTTGGTGTGATCCCTTCTAAACTGACAACCGATGTGATGTGTTGTAATGACATATAACCTCCTTTGACGAGTAGAATAATTCTGTTGTATTCTTTTGTCAATTAATTTACAATGTATCTTAAGAAACGGAGGTATCAATGTCAGAAAATAGTAAAATATTTAACGCTCTTGCGAACATACAAGAGTACTTATTAGAAAACCCAATCGAGAAATCTAAATACAATAGCTTCTCAAAATATAACTATAGAGGTATAGACGATGTCTATGCGTCGCTCGCTAAACCCTTGGCGATGAACAAGGTAACCACAAACTTTTTGCCCGATCTAAAAGTAAGAACAAGACTATCTGAAGATGGTAAAACGTCATACTCTTTATTGAAAGGAACTTTAAGATTTTTATCTTTAGAAGATGGGTCCTTTGTTGACACAGCATATGTTGGACAAAGTAAATCAACCCAAGGTAGAGATCTAGAAGCCGCAAAATCTTTTGCATATCGTGATGCACTAATTCAATTCTTCTGCGTACCATTCGAGCAAACAGTAGAACCGGAAATGGTTGGCGACGAAGGTGAGCCGGAAGAGGAAAAAATATTTGACATGTTTGTAAGCGAAATGTCAGCGAGCAAAGACAAATCACAACAAGAAAAAATATTTAAGAACTACGACAAGGTGGCAACACTTGCTGGTGATAAAGAGGCAAGAGAAAAAATTAACCTACATTACACAAAAATGGCGGGTGCTAAATGACAGAGTCAGCAAAAGTAGTTCAAGGAACAAAAGAATGGTTTGCCTTGAGGATGGGAAAAATTACTGGCACAAGAATACAACGTGCTGTTAAGGAAGATATATGGGCTAAGGGAGATCAATGGGATGACTTAGCTATTGATATGTTCAGAGAAGAGCACAACCTACCACAACGCCCCTTTGATTCCCGAGCATTGTTTGCTATTACAAGGGGAAAAGAAAATGAGCCTAAAGCAATCAAGACACTATCAGATCTTGGTTACGTTATACAAGACTCACCGTTTGTAAAACACCCCGACTATGATTGGCTTGGAATGAGCCCGGACGGAATCCTTTTGAAGGGTAGAAAAGGCGGACCAGCTGCTGTTGAAATTAAATGTCCACAAACAAAACCTGTTAAGGATGTTAAAAAACAAAAAAGAAATTATTGGCATCAGATGCAGCTTGGCATGGAGTGCATGGATATAGATGAAATGCTTTTCTTTCAGTGGTATGAAACCGGGGATCATGTTTCCGAGTGGGTTGATAGAGATCCCGACTGGGCAAAAATATATTTACCAAAAGCAAAAGACTTTATTGACTGGTATAGCACCGCCAAAAAAGATCCCGAGAATATTGCACGTTGGTCTGTTGAATATAAAGAACCCGGTGTTCCTTATAAAGATGTAGACGATAACGAGGACACTAAAAAATTAGTAAGCGTTATGTTAGAAATTAAAATATTACAACAAAAAATTAAAGAGCTTGATGCTGATAAAAAAGAAATATCAGCAAGGTTGATTAGTGATAACAACGGAGCTTTTAGAACCCCATCTGTGAAGTGTCATTTAACTCAAGCTACTGGGAGGATTGATTATAAAAGATTAATCGAAGACAAGGATATTCCGGTGCATGAGGTCGAAGGGTATAGATCAGAGGGCGATACTAGAATTTACACAAGAATTGTGGAGGACAAAAATGGATGATTTAAATCCAAAAAAATCAGTGAGTTCGAGAGTTAATCATGACGTTCATGATTATCTTGAAAGGGTTAGTAATCAAGAAGGACATAGATTCTATGACAGAGGCATGTCTTACAAGGTTGCTAAAATTTTAGAAGATTGGTACCAAAAGGAGGTAGAAGCCAATGGAATATGATGATAATAACAAGGGAGCTCTTTGGAAAACAGAGGACTCTTCTAAGAAATATATCTTAAACGGCAAGGTAAAAGTTGACGGTAAAGAGATGCTTGTATTTGCATACAAAAATGAAACTGAAAATGACAGAGCACCAGCTATCAATTTAAGTTTTGTTGAGCCAAACAATGCGGGGGTTAGACCAGCACCAGCACCAGCGGCACAAGTAAAAGCAGAAGATCTTCCTTTCTAATGAGTGATTCAACTGACAATAATAAAATTGTTGTTTTTGTTGACGGCGAACAGAGAGAGTACGATAGCGGTGCTTTCTCTGAAGCAGCCGAAAACAAGGTCCGAGATCTTCAGATATCAAACACTTTGATTAATACACGCTCGAGTGAGCTTGCTTTAATGCAGATGGGTTTGAGGGTTTTGCAAAGCGAGCTTACACCATTGCTCCCCAGCGATGGCTTTAAGGTTGTACAAAGCAAAACAGATGAAGTAGAATCAAATACAAGCGAGACAAAAAAAGATTCGTAAATATTTGAAATGACTCTAATAGAAACAAAGAGCCTTTCATCTAATGAGAGGCTCGCTTCACTCCAAGGGGAGGCTAGATTAGACGGCAGCCCTTGTAGGGGAGTGTGCTCTACGACATACGGCGACCTTCACTGTCATACTTGTGGCAGAACTCAAACTGAAATAACCGACTGGAACACTTTGTCTTCTCATCAAAAAAAAATTATTAACATAAAAAATGCTGCTGCTGGATTTAAAATTCGACAGCTAGAATCGCAAGATGAGCGTTGGGCGGAGTATCAAAAATTGAAAACTATAGACAACCTTACAATCAGAGACGCTATAAAAAGAGTACTCTCTGTGGCTACCAGCCAAGGCGAAATGTTTGATCAAGACCATAAGTGTATT